GTGTAACCATCGGCAGTATTGCGCAGGGCGCGCAGAAGCCGGAAAATTGAGGGCATGCAGCAGGTTACTGTAAAGCAAAAAGGCGCCCGCTATATCGCGGTGGCATCATTCGAGCAGCGGCATATTCCCAAGGGCGCCGGGTTTCGGTGGGACGCCGCGGCGCGCTGCTGGTTTACGCTGGACCCGGACGTCGCGGCCCGCATCGCATCGCCCGGCGCCGTGAAGGCGGTTGTGGACCGGGTGTTCGCGGCGCAGGAGGCCAAGGTCGCGGCAATTGCGCTGTCGCGGGCTGAGGACTTCGCCGGCGAACTGCCGTGTCCTAAAGGGCTGGCTTATTTGCCGTACCAGCGGGCCGGAATCCATTTCGCCAGCACGCGCGAGGCGACCCTGTTTGGCGACGAAATGGGCCTCGGCAAAACCATTCAGGCGATTGGCGTCCTAAACACGGATCAGACGCTGCGCCGCATTTTGATCGTGTGCCCGGCATCGCTGAAAATGAACTGGCAGCGTGAGCTTCGCAAGTGGCTGACCCGCGAACTATCCGTTTTAATCGTGGATTCCTCCTGGTGGCCGTCGGGCTTCGATATCAACATCATCAACTACGACATTCTCGCGAAGTACCACGAGCGGCTCAGAAGCGAAGAATGGGACTGCATCGTGATAGATGAGGCGCATTACCTGAAGAATCCACAGGCCAAACGGACGAAGGCGCTGCTGGGGAGCCGGAAGACGCGCGAGGCCGACGAAGTCAGGCCGGTGACGGCGCGGCGGCGCATCGCCATGACCGGAACGCCGATCCCGAACAGACCGATCGAGGTACAGCCGATCCTGCAATGGCTCGACCCGCGGGACCGGCACTGGAGCTTCTTCACGTTCGCGAAGTTGTTTGCCGGGGCAAGTAAGGGCGCCTTTGGCTGGGATTTCAGCGGGGCATCGAACCTGGAAGGGCTTCAGGAGGCTATGCGGTCATCGGTCATGATTCGGCGCAAAAAGGCTGACGTTCTTAAGGATCTGCCCGCGAAGCGGCGCGCTATTGTGCTGCTGGAGGCTACCGGCGCGTGCGCGGAGTTTGTCGACGGCGAAAACGAACTTTGGGACGCGAACGAGGCGCGAATGGAGGCGCTGCGCGTGCGCGTCGAACTGGCGAAGGCGTCGGATGACCCGGACGAGTACACGGTGGCGGTGGCCGCGCTGAGCGCGGCCGCGAAGGTCGCGTTTACCGAAATGTCGGAGCTGCGGCATCGCACGGCGGTAGCCAAAGTGCCGCAGGTTATCGAACACATTACGACCGCGCTCGAAACCGAGGGACACAAACTGGTGGTGTTCGCGCATCACAAGGACGTAATCGCAGCCATCATGGACGCGCTCGAAGCGGCTGAAATCAAAGCTGTCAAAGTGACCGGCGACGACGGCATGATGGAGCGCGACCGGGCGGTGATGACGTTCCAGAACGACCCCGGCACGCGCGTATTCGTCGGCAACATTCAGGCGGCTGGCGTCGGCCTGACCCTCACGGCGGCGGCGCACGTTGTTTTTGCGGAGCTTGATTGGGTGCCCGGCAACGTGACACAGGCGGAGGACCGCTGCCATCGGTACGGCCAGCGCGACTCAGTACTATGTCAACACCTGGTACTGGACGGTTCGCTTGATTCCAAAATGGCCGCGACGCTGATCGCGAAGCAGGAAATCGCGGATCAGGCGCTGGACCGGATCGCGGAAAAAGGGGCGCCGGAACCCGAAATGCCGGTTCTTCCGCGGAAGGCGGCGACCGAATCGATTAAAAAGGCCGAGATTGAGGCACGCGCGGCGCTGGTGACGCCGGAAGGTCGTGCCACGGTACATAGAGGCCTCGCGCTGCTCAGCGGCTTAGACGGCGATTACGCGCGAAGTCTGAATGGTGTCGGATTTTCGCGGATGGACGTGCAAATCGGGCACAGTTTGGCCGAACGGGTGCTGCTGACACCAAAACAGGCGGTACTAGGCGCGCAACTGGTACGGAAGTACCGCAAGCAACTGCCGGATGAGATAGTTGCGGCGGCGCTGGCGATATTGGCCTGAAGGTGCGGTAAGATTATTTGTTTTTGGCGGGCGGCGCCGGGTGGACCAGTACCCGACGCCGCTGACCAGGGGAAAACCACGGTGTCTGGGAGGACCGCAGTTATTAAGCCGATTATACCCGATGTTTCGCGCGAAGCATACACGCAGCCTCCGCGTTTTCGCGCGCGCTCAGCGGCTATCCGCAACGAAACCCTCAGTCCGACGGCGCGGCTACTGTACCTGTTGCTCGATGATCGGGCCATGACCGGAGGCTGGTGCGATGCCACGCGCGCGGCGCTGGCTGACGATTTGGGCGTTACCGTGCGATCAGTGGCGCGACTGATAAAAGAGCTTGCCAAAGCCCACCTGATCGCGGTCGGACGGGGGCGGGACTGGGTGCGCTACACGCTGGCGTGGGCATCGGAGGAGGCGAGGGAACCGGCGAAACCAGCGTTTCAGAGAGGACAAAAACGTCCTCCCAGAAGGGACATTTTTGTCACCCCAGAGAGGACATTTTTGTCACCCCGCATACAGGGAACGCGCGCGCATTCTCTACAAGTATTACAAGAAACCCCCCTTACCCCCCAAGGGGGGATCGACGCGATGACCCTCGAGGGCGCATACCCCGGCTGTGAGGTGTGCCCGGCGTGCTCCGGCAAGCGGACGATAGGACGCAGCGAAAAGCGGCTGCGTGAGTGCGGCTGGTGTCAGGGGCGCGGCTTTCTCTGGCCGCGGCGGGAGGCGTCGGCATGAGGCCGTTGTGCATAGACCTGTTCTGCGGCCTTGGCGGCTGGGCTGAGGGATTTATGGCGGAGGGTTACGACGTGGTGGGATTCGATATCGAGCGGCACGAATACGGCGAGGCTAAGTATCCGGCGCAATTAGTTCTTCAGGACGCGCTGACGCTGCATGGCTCGCAGTTCCGCAACGCGGCGGTAATCGTCGCCAGCCCGCCGTGCCAGAACTACAGCTATCTGGCCATGCCATGGAGCAAATCCAAGGATTGGGCGCAGCCATCGGGCGACGGCTGGGAAGTGCTCAACTCAGTAGCAGCGAAGGAACAGCGCGAGAAGTGGGAGCGTGAAGGACCAGACAATCGCCTATTTGACGCCTGTTTCCGCATCCAGCGGGAAGCCTCAGAAGCCGCCGGCCGGCATATCCCGCTCGTGGTGGAGAACGTTCGGGGTGCTCAGCCGTGGGTTGGACGCGCACAGGCGAACTACGGGTCATTTTTTCTTTGGGGTGACGTGGTGATGGTCGGGCGGCGGATTGTGCGGCGCGATGCGGGATTTGGGGCACTGGCTTTAGTTGGGGCCGGTCGCAAGAACGACGGCGGTTCGTGGTTCAACATCGGTAGCCCAGGGCAGGCCGAAGTGAATTGCAATCCGGTTCACAAACTCGTGAAAGGCCACAGGATTGCGGATTCATCGCAAGGCGACCGTGGCCAGAAAGTCCCCGGCTTCCGCTTCGACGGCAGCGGGCGCAGTTTCCAGACGGCGGCGGTGAATGCGGCCAACGAGGCCGGGCTGAAGCGTCCCGGTGAAGGCGCACTGCTGACCGGATCACGCGGTAATACCTCGAAGGGATTCAATAACTGGCCCAAAGACGAAAACGGCGCGTACGTCATGCCGGACGGCACGAAGATCGGCGGCGACTGGTTCAGCGACCCAAACTCGACCTGCCGGAAGCACGGCTCACGCTCAAACGCGCGTAAAGCGGCTTCGGCGCTCATAGCGAAGATTCCACTGGCGCTGGCGAGCCACATTGCACGAATCTACAAACCGGGAGGGGAAGCATGAATTCGATTCATTGGATCAGGAAACGCGAAAACGGCCTCGGGATCATGATGCCGCGGCGAGTCCGTAACGCCTTTGATGCCTCAAAGCGGCTGGCGAAGCAGGAAACGCGGCGGGCGCCGGCGTCAGAAACGGCGTGGCAACTAGGCTGGCTCGATGGGACCAGCGACCGGCCAACGCGCAAACTGGACGGCTGGCGCAGCGAGGAAATACTGGCGTGGCTGGATGGCTGGAGAGAGCGGATAAAGTCATGCAAAGAGAGGAATTACTAATGCCGTCCGTCTTTCGTGCTTGGAANGGTGGCGTGCGCGGCGTGAGCAGACCATGCAATCATCAGGACTGAGGCCGATTTCGAATTGAAAAGTTCCGTTACAAAAAAGCGGGGAGGCGCGCGGGCCGGTTCGGGGCGCAAATCTTACCGTCCATCGGACGCCGACCGTTCCCTCGTGATTGTGATGACGGCGGCCGGGATCGATCAGGACCGCATAGCCAGGTGTCTCGGGCCGGAGGGCCTCAGCGCGAAGACGATGCGGGCTTATTTCGCGTCCGAACTGGAAACCGGCAAGGACCGCATCAACGCGCTGTGCGCGCAGGGCATCGTTAAGGCGATGCAGCAGGGCGAGGCGTGGGCGCTGTGTTTCTGGGCCAAGACCCGGATGGGATTCAAGGAAACCTCACGGCACGAACTGACCGGACAAGGGGGAGGGCCGATTGAAACTTCCGACACCTCGGCGCGAGACGCTCTCCGCGATAGAATTCTTGGCGTCCGCGAACGACTCAGAGGCGGCGAAGCTACTTAACGGCCTGACCGAAGCGGAGGCGCGGGCAGTACTTTACGACTGGCGGCTGAACGCGCGGCCAAAACAATTACTGCCGGGCACTGATGGTGCCGAACACGCGCGGCGCGACTGGCTGTACTGGCTGGTGCTGGCCGGTCGCGGCTTTGGCAAGACACGCGTCGGAGCCGAGGCGGTGAAGCATTGGGCGCGCAACCCGAAAGAGCGCATCCTGCTCGTAGGACCGACCGCAAGCGATGTAAACGAAGTCATGATTCACGGTCCGTCGGGGCTGATGTCCGTCTATGCGCCGTGGGAGCCGAAGCCGCGCTACATAGAGCAGAAACACACGATTCAGTTCCCTGGCGGGGCCATCGGGATCACGCGCTCGGCTGAAGAGCCGGAACGGCTCCGCGGGCCGCAGTTCGGCAAGTTCTGGTTTGATGAGCTTTGCGCGGCTCAGTACGCTAAACAGGCATGGGAGCAAATCGAATTCGGCTTTCGTCTGCCGTCTCCGAATCTGCAGGGGCTGATAACAACCACGCCGAAGCCTATCCCGACGCTCAAGCGCATCTTGGCGCATGCGCGAACCGTCGTAACGCGCGGCTCGTCGGATGAGAACCGTTCAAATCTGTCGCCGGACTACGTCAGCACAGTTATTGAGCCTTACCGCGGAACGCGCCTCGGGCGTCAGGAAATCGATGCGGAGATCCTCGAGGACATCGAAGGCGCGCTATGGGCGCGGGGANCCATCGACGCAACCCGCATTACGTTCAGTTCCGTGCGGTGGGAAAACCTGATTCGCATAGTCGTNGCAGTCGATCCCGCGGTGACGTCGAATCCCGACTCCGATGAAACCGGCATTATCGTCGCCGGNCTGNCCAGATCGCACCATGTCGTGATTCTCGAAGACGCCAGCGGGCGCTACAGCGCGCCGGATTGGGCGCGGCGCGTGGCGAACCTTTACGCGCAGTATCGCGCGGACGTGGTGGTGGGCGAAGTCAACAACGGCGGCGACCTGGTTGAGCGCAACGTGCGCGTGGAATCGCCGCATATCGCGTTCAGGGCTGTGCGGGCGACCCGCGGCAAGTACCTGCGGGCTGAGCCGGTGTCTACGCTGTACGAACGCGGGCTGGTGCATCACGCCGGGGCGTTCCGCGAGCTTGAGGATCAGATGGTGAACTGGACGCCGCTGTCGGGCCAGAAATCGCCGGATCGGCTCGACGCGCTGGTGTGGGCGGTAACGGATCTGCTGATAGATCAGCAGGTGGTTTCAGGTGCTGTACAATTTGCTCAGCCGGAGGACATTTCACTCGTATGAAGCACGCGCTTATAACCGGAATCACAGGCCAGGACGGCTCTTACCTGGCGGAACTACTGGCCGGCGACGGATACGAGGTACACGGCCTTGTCAGGCGCGTCGCGGCGTCGGATCAGCGGCAGCGGCTGGAGCGCATCGTTCCGCTGGTCGACGCGGGTGCTGTGAAGCTGCATTCGGCCAGCGTCGAAAGCTATGGTTCAGTCTGTCAGGCGCTTGAAGACAGCGAACCCGACGAAGTCTATCATCTGGCGGCGCAGTCGTTCGTGACNAACTCGTTTGAGGATGAACATTCGACAATGCTGATAAACGTGCAGGGCACGCACAACGTTCTGGCGGCGCTNCAGCGGATCAGGCCGAAGGCGCGGTTCTATTTCGCCGGCTCAAGCGAAATGTTCGGCAAANTTGCGGAGACGCCGCAAACGGAGACAACCCCATTTAGGCCGCAATCGGTTTACGCGGTGAGTAAGTGCGCGGGCGTGGACCTGACGCGATATTACCGGGCGCGCGGGATGCACGCTTCCATCGGCATCCTGTTCAATCATGAATCGCCGCGGCGGGGTATGGAATTCGTTACCCGGAAGATCGCGCACGGCGTCGCTCGAATCGCGACCGGCGCGGACACGGCGCTGTTGCTGGGCAACCTGGCGGCGCGGCGCGATTGGGGGCACGCGCGTGACTATGTCGAGGCCATGCGGCTGATGCTGCGGCAAGACCGGCCTGGCGAATGGGTTGTGGCGACCGGCGCGGATTACAGCGTCGGNNATTTCTGCCAGCGGGCGTTTGAGGCTGCCGGCATAAGCGACTGGNGGCGGCACGTTAAAACGGATTACACGCTGTTCCGGCCCTGCGAAGTCGACATCCTGCGGGGCGACGCCTCGAAGGCGCGTAACGAGCTTGGCTGGGAGCCGCGAACCGATTTCGCCGGGCTCGTGCGCGAGATGGTCGAATCTGAATTGCGCAAGGTGCGCACGGCGTAGTAGTATTGGGAGCGGACCGAAACAAATGAAAATCGAAATGTGGCCGGTGGAGCACTGCATACCCTACGGGCGCAATGCGCGGAAGATAGGCGCGGGGGCGGTGGAAAAGGTGGCGGCATCGATTCGGGAGTTTGGATTTCGCCAGCCGATTGTCGTTGACGTGAACCGCATCATCATAGCGGGACACACGCGCTGGATGGCGGCGAAGAAGCTGAGTCTGAGCGAGGTTCCGGTCCACGTTGCAGAAGGACTTACCGATGCGCAGATCAGGGCGTACCGGCTGATGGACAATCGCAGCCACGAAGAGGCCAAATGGGACTTTGACGTTCTCGGGATCGAACTTGAGGCGCTGCGCGGCCTTGGTGCCGACATGCAGCTAACCGGATTCACGTTGAGCGAAATTGGACATATCGTGAAGCCTGGAACCGGGGCTGTCGACGAAAACGCGGTGGCGGCTTCTGACGGGGCGCAGGTGTCGAAGCCGGGCGATTTGTGGCTGCTTGGACCGCACAGGGTTCTTTGCGGCGATGCAACCAAACCCGATGACGTAACGCGGCTGCTGGGAACGGCGAAGCCGCACCTGATGGTCACTGATCCGCCGTACGGCGTCGCGTACGACGCTATATGGCGCGACGCGGTCAACTTAAAACCGGCGCAGGGCAAGCGCGGCAAGGTGGCAAACGATTATCGCGCGGACTGGCGCGAGGCATGGGCGCTGTTCCCCGGTGACGTGGCTTATGTCTGGCACTCGTCGCTGCATTTATCGACGGTTCAGGCGTCGCTCGATGCTTGCGGATTCGCGGCCAGAANCCTGATTGTGTGGGNAAAGGATCAAATTACGNTCAGCCGCGGGCACTATCACTGGCAGCATGAAAGTTGCTGGTATGCGGTGAGGGGTACGGCGCACTGGTGCGGGGACCGAAAACAATCGACGGTATGACGGTTTGCCTCACGCGATGATTCAGGACACGGGCACTCTACACAGAAGCCGGTCGAGGCTATGCGGCGGCCGATTTTGAATAACTCACAGCCGGGCGAAGCCGTCTACGATCCGTTTCTGGGCAGCGGAACGACGATCATCGCGGCGGAAACCACGGAGCGCATCTGCTTTGGTCTTGAACTGGAGCCGCGCTACGTGGACGCGATTGTGCGCCGCTGGCAGGACTTCAGCGGCAAAGAGGCGAAGCGCGAAGGTGACGGGAAGACGTTCAAAAAAGCGGAATCGGAGGCGAAGAAGAAAAAATGAAAGTGGCAAAAGTAGCGTGCGTCATTGTGACGCGGATGAACGACGCCAGCCGCGATGCGATGCGGGTGCGGGCGGCTTGCGCGATGGGAATGCAGTTACAGCGCGACTGCGTGCCGGTTGTTGTGGATGGCTCGGGCGATAAGCTGACCATTGGCGAGCTTCGCAACCGCGGGGCTGAGCAAGCGATTGCGAGGGGCGCGGACTATATCTGCCACTGGGACGACGACGACGTCAGCCAGCCG